CTTATTTATTTATACTGAGTTAGATAGCACTGAGCAAGTAGGAATAAACGTAAAAACTGGTTAAAGATAACTAATAATGGCTGATAAATATAGTGGATATTTAGAATATATAACTAGACAAGATGCTAAAGTTAGAGAAGAACACGCTTTATTAAATGGTGTTATAAAAAACAAACAGATGTATTTTGGAATGAATATTATCCCCCTAATGGATGGAATTGCAGATGTAGAGTATTACCTATTTATGGAGAAAATGTAACTTCTACTAATACTATTGGGTTAAACTTGCATAAATCAGTACCAGAGATTTGGAGATTTAATGCAGCGACTGAAAAGAAAGTATTTAGCAAAAACACCCATACTTTAAAGTAGCAGTAAAAGACAAGGCAAAAGCTAAAAAAAACTTTAATATGCCTTTACCTAAAAGGAAACAATAATGGCTTCGTTTAATGAGCATAAAAAAATATCTATAAAGCAACAAGAAATGTATGTTGCTATTAATGATATGCGTTCTAAAATGAAAAAAGAAGCATTAAATCATACAGAAAAAGCATTTAGAGATGAGGGGTGGACTGATAATACGTTAATAAAATGGAAACCGTTAAAACGTAAAAGAGAACGACCATATACTAATAATAAAATATTAAATAAAACTGGATTATTAAAAAACTCTATAAAAGCAAGGTCTAATTCTAATAGAACCGATTATAATGTTACTATTTATAGCAATAAAGTATATGCGGATATTCATAATTGGGGGCAAAGAGGTAAAGCATGGGGTAAATATCCTTTTAAAATGCCTAAACGTCAATTTATGGGATATTCTAAAATGTTAGATAAAAAACTACAAAGAATTTTTGATTTACGAATTAAAAGAGTTTTTAAATGATTAATAATTTAATAGGGAAGGGAAATATTAATGAACAGTTAACTTGTAGTCAAATGTATTTTACACACGTACTTATTAACAAAAGTGAATATGGATTGAACTATTGTCAGGTATTTTATTTTAGCTTAAATTAATAAATAATTTGTATATTTGCATTAATGTCAAAACTAACTTTATATACTGGATTAAAAACTGATTTAGAGGCTATAAATGGCATTAAAAAAGTTTTTCTATGGAATAATCAATTAGAACGTGAAAGTGAAGAAAATCCATTTTTATACCCTTCCATTGGTGTAGAGTTTTTACCATCTAATTATATGGATAAAGGTAAACAAGCTACTTCACAACAATATGATATGATTGTTAGACTACATATTTTATTTGAAAGTTTTTAGATGAAGATACGAGTATTTTAACATTAACAGATAATGTTTGGCAGGTAGTACAAAATAAAAGATATGATACGTTTAGCAGTTTGTTAAGACGTAATGAAGAGCAGAATTTTGACCATCCAAACGTTCAAGATTATATTCAAGATTATCAAACATTAGGTAATGATAACCAAACTCAAAATACTACAACAGCTACTTTAGCACCAATTATTAATGCAACAATTAACGATATTACAGAAATATAATGGCAAGGTCAATATCAACTATTAAAGCTGCAATGGATGCAGAACAGGCAGCACAAACAGGATTAAGTAGTTTAAATAGTGTTTCAACAAGCTCTATTTATAACTTATGGAAATATATTGTAGCTGTTCAAATGAATTTGCAGGAGCAGTTATGGGATATATTTAAAACAGATTTAGAAACTATTGTTGATAAAGCTCCTGTAGGTTCTGATAAATGGTTACAAGATAGAGTGTTAAAGTTTCAATATGATGCAGTAACACCTCAAATTGTAGAAGTACAATCAGATTTTAGTGTAGGATATACAACTGTAGACACTACAAAACAAATAATTACTAGAGCAAGTGTTAAAACTTCAGCAAGTAGAACAGTGAATATTAAGGTAGCTAAGTCAGAACCGCCTATAGCATTAACAGTAGGCGAATTAGCAAGTCTACAAGGGTATTTAAATAATACGAGTGATGGAACTTATGCAGGTCGTAGTGCTGGTATTGGTTTTGCAGGTGTTAGATATATCGCTACTTCTTTAGAAGCTGATAAATTATATTTAAAAGCAACTATTTACTACAACGGACAATATACAAGTGTCATTAGTGATGCAGTAATTTCTTCAATTAATAATTATTTATCTAATATTCCTTTTGATGGTAATTTCAAATTAACCTCATTAGTTGATGCTATACAATTAACTACAGGTGTAACCGATATTGTTTTAGAGAATGTTGCAATAAGACCAGATACAGATGTTATTGCAAATAGTAATTATTTAGTTCAAAATAAAACTACACTAATACCTACCTATCAATTAACCGCTGGATATGTTAGTGAAGAGGATACAGTTGGTTATTTATTTACTGATACTTTAACCTTTATAGCTCAATAATGTCTATATACAATTACGATTCTAATATAGTAGCTGAACAGTTAACGCCTCCAGTTTTAAGAAAATCTAAGTTCTTATCATGGCTATATGTTATTGTTAAACCTATTCATAATTTATGGTCAAATGTATTTGAGAGTTATAAAATAGGAGATATTTCATTAGATTATAATAACGCATCTTCTTATGTGTTTGGTGATAAAGTAAAATATACAGATAATTCTATATATCAATTAATAGTTTCATCAAGTATAGGCGTTAATCCTTTAAATACTACTAATTGGGTTAAATTAAATGATAATTTTATAGGTACTAATGAAAGGGTTAAAATTAATTCTCAAATAATATTATTAGAATATTATTTAAATAAATGGTACAATGTAAGCACATTAAGTGACCAAATTTATATTGAAAATATAAAAGAAATATCGAATATATTTCAAATGAGTATATCTAGCATTTATAGTTCAACAATGCCATTAAATTCTAATTACTCTGAAACGTATATGGGGTTAGAACCAACTTATCCAGATGTTAGCGTGGATTTTAATGTATGTGTACCTATTGCACTTTATACTACATTAGGAGACAATAACGATAATAGAGATAATAACATAAAAAATATAATTGATAAATATAAATTAAGTGGAATTAGATATAAAATAGAAACTTACTAATTATGGAACAAATAAGTATATCGCAAATAAGCGACCCAAATAAACAACAGCCATTTACAGGTTTATCGTTGGAATTTTTACAAAATGCAAGTCATAAGAATATTGCAGGAGTAGTTGAAGCATTAGTAACTAAAATAGTTGGCTCTTATAGTTTAACAGTTCCTTATATTATTTCTGGTTGTGTGTTAAGCGATTCTAATAAAGACGTTACAAATGGAACTCTATTTTATGGAGGTAAATTTTACGAAGTTATTGGAGTTAATGGAACTACAAATGTAGCACGTTTTATTTTAAATAAAACACAAGATGCAACAGCAGACCCTGTAACATTTAGTGATTCAACTACTGGAAATGTTCACGATATATATAAGTATGTAGCTACAGACGCTGCAAGTGGTGGAGATTTCACAGCAAATAATTTAGTATACTTATCAGCTACATCTAGTGTAATAGCTCAACAAATAACATTAGCTAGTCAAACAACAAGTTCAACTACTTATGTAGATATGACTGGATTAACTTATACTACGCCAAATGATGGAATTAGTAGAAAGTATAAATTATCTTTAATAGGTGACGCTGAATTATCAGCGGTATCAGGAACAACTTCTGGAGTTGGAGCTAAATTTCAAATTTATAATGATACAGATTCAACATCATTAGATATTAGAAGATATGAATTATCTGTAATTTTTCCAGTAGGCTCGGGAGATGTCGTTGGTTGTTTGCCTATTAATTGCGGAGCTATTGTAACCTTAAATCCAGCCAAGGTCATTAAATGCAGAATGTTAAATGATGCCGATGGAGTTACAGTAAAAGAATGTAAATTTTTATTGAGGAAATAAAATAATCTTTTCAGATTTTTGATAACCGTTTGAATACGTTGTTATCTTAATAGATAACCTCTCATTTTGTAGGGGTTTTTCTTTTCCATAAATATCATAATATTTCACATTAACTATATTATATTTGTTTAATTCTTCTATTCCAACAGTAGAACTAATATAAAATGATTTATAAGGGCTATAATTTGAATAAATACGAGCTTTTCCATTACCCATAATTGGAAGTATTTTAACCTTTACAATACTTGTATCTGCATACCAAAAACCAGCATAATCATTTAAGCAATCTTGTAAATATGTAGAAGTCCATAATTGTATTTTAAACATATTAGTATACGGATAATGAACTTTAAATTTAATAGTTATGCTATCTCCTACTTGTACCGTATCAGGGATAACTGAATAAACAGTTACGTTTGATAGTGTTTGAGATTTACCAATTAATGCAATTAATAGTAAAAGTGTTGTTATTGATTTTGATAAATTACTCATAAGCTTTTTAGCTTTCTTTTTAGTTTTTCTAGGCATATTATTTACATTTAAAGGAACTGTAACATTCATTTCTTCGTATGTAACACCATTTATAGTTATTGTTTTCATTTTAATTTAATTTTATCTAATAAATATTTTTTTAATTGGTCAAATTCTAATTCTCTTGCTTCGGGATATTCCTTTATTATGGAGTAATGAATATTTATGATATTTTTATTTAATTCTGATTCAGTTACACCTTTCTTTAAAGTATCTAAAAAAAAGCATTTTTATCCGTTCCGCTTATTCTAGTTGTAATTCTAACTTTATGAGAAAGCATTTTTTTCTTATATCATTTTCATTGTGTTCTTTACCCATATCAAATAATAGTTACTATATGTTAATATGCGTAAATATAGTAATTATTTTTGTATAATGAATTTTAAGTACATAAAAATATTAGTGAAGATGAAGGAACTATTTTACTTTATAGTCAAATAGGCGATTCCGTTGATGCTAATGGAAACTATGTATACGGTATTTCAGGTAGTGCTTTTGCTAATGAAATGCAATATTTACAAGATAAATGTAAAAAATCAATGTGAGAATTAACTCTATTGGAGGTTCTGTTATTGATGGTTATTCTATTGTATCGGCTATTTTAAATTCAAAAGTACCTTGTAATACATATATTGATGGTTTAGCTGCTAGTATTGCTGGAGTTATTGCAATGTCTGGTAAAAAGTGTTATATGGCAGACTTTGGTACGTTAATGATGCACAACCCATCAGGAGGTAACGATTCAAACGTTTTAGATTTAGTTAAAAGCACTTTAGTTACTATTTTAAGCAACCGTACAAAATTAGATGAAGCAACTGTTAATAATATGATGGATGCTGAAACATGGCTTAGTGCAGGTCAATGTTTAGAAATGGGAATTGTTGATGAAATAGTAAGTTCTAATAAAAAATTAAAATTAGTAAATCAGAAAGCCTAATGAATATGGCTTTAATTTATAATAAAATCATAAATAAACCAAACATGGAAAAAATACAAAACGTATTGAAACTATCCAATGAAGCGGATGAAGCGACTATTGTTGCTGAAATCGAAAAAAGGATAATGTTAATGCTGAGTTAATTGCTGAAAACGAAGAGTTAAAAGCTCGTTTAAAAGTTATTGATGAAGCTGCAAAAGAAGCTGAAGAAAAAGCTAAAAAAGAACTAGAAGAAAAAGCAATTGAATTAGTTGAAAATGCAATTAAAGAAAAGAAAATTGCAGAAACTGAAAAAGATTCAACAATATCTTTAGCTATCGCAAACTTTGGAGCAGTTGAAAATATGCTTTCTAAAATTAATAACGTAAAAGACGCTGTTAAAGTGTTTGAAGTTAAAAATATTAAAAAAGACGAAAACGACCGTTCTGATTGGACTATCAGAGATTGGGAAAAAAAGGACGCAAAGGGATTAGAAAAAATCCAAAATGAAACTCCTGAAATTTACAAAGAAATGTTTAACAATTACTATAAAAATAAATAAAAAATGGCAATAAATTATCCTTTAGGAGCAGCACAAACTTTAACGCTATTAGCGACTGGAAACTCTGCTTTAACAACAAACGGTAACTACATGGTTACAAACTTACCAACATTAACAGGTAATGCTACATTAACTTTAACAGTTGATGCAACTCAAACTCCAATCGGTTCTGTTTTATTTGTAAACGTAAAAACTACAGCAACAGAAACTTTTACATTTGCAGGTTCAATCGTTGCTCCTGTAGTAACTGGTGTTGCAGGTAAAACATGGTCACAAGGTTTTATCTATAACGGTACAAACTTTTTACCAATGGGCGCTAAAATTCAAGTAGATTAATAACTAAAAAATAAAAACATGGCATTAAATAAAGAACAATGGTTATCTGACATTCAAGAGAACCTTTTTAAAAACAACGCAATCATTAATCGTGCGGTAAACCACGATGGATTTGTTAACTACAAAACAGTTCACGTTCCACAAGCAGGAGCTAACCCAACTATTACTAAAAATATAGTTTCCTTCCCTGCTGTTGTATCTCAACGTTCTGATTCTGAATTAACTTATTCAATGGATACTTACTATGTACCACCTATCTTAATTGAAAGAGGTCAAGAAACAGCGTATTTATCTTATGATAAACGCATGAGTGTTTTAAAACAAAACATTAACACTTTAGAAGATGTTTTAACTAACAACGCTTTATATAAATGGGCACCTGCTGGTGCTGGAACTTTTGTAAAAACAACAGGTGCAGCGGTTTCTACAGCATTAGCTCCTTCTGCTACTTCTACACGTTTGGCAATTACTTTAGCTGATATTTTAAAAGCAAAAGCAATTTTAGACGCTGCAAATGTACCAGCTGAAGGTCGTATTTTATTAATGCCTTCTGACATTTATAATGCTCAATTATTAGCGATTCAAGATGTTTATCAAATGCAATCATACGGCTCTTCTGCATTACCTAGTGGTGTTGTAAATCGTATTCATGGATTTGATATTATGATTCGTTCAACAGTAGTTGTTTATGATAACTCTGCAACTCCTGTATTAAAAACTGTTGCTGACTCTGGAACTCCTAGTTCTCCTGCTTCAACTGATGATTTAGCTTGTTTAGCTTACCATCCTTCTTTTGTTGCTAAAGCAATGGGCGCAACACAAGTATTTATTGATGACGAAAAACCTGAATACTATGGTTCAATCGTTTCAGCTTTCCAATTATTTGGAGCTAGTAAAATGAGAACAGCGCAAACAGGAATTGTCGCTATCGTACAAGCTAACTAGTATTAATCTTTAAGGGGTTAGTGTAAAAAGCTAACCCTTTTTAATAACTAAAAAATGATTGAAATTACATTAAACAATGGAGCATTATTTATTTGTGAAAATCTTGACGAAGTAAAAAGCGTTAAAGAATACGCATTAAGTTATGGTTATTCTATTGAAAATGAATTTGAAAATTCACAAGAAATTAAACCATCAAAAAACAAAATAAATGGCAAACGATGTTATATTTAACAAAGGAAAAGGCGGTTTAGGTAGAAAATTAGAAGGAACGGATTATGTTTCTGGTATGTTATTCTACTCAGCTACTTTACCAAGCGGTTTTAGTTCTAGCGATAGAATTAAAACAGTATATTCAGTTGAAGAAGCTGAAGCATTAGGAATTGTAAATACAAGCTCGGATGCAACTGCATCAACTGCAACTGATTTATGTACAACTAAATTCACAGCAGGAGATACTTATAAATTAACTTGTGCAATTATTGACAGTTCAAATCCTACACCTTCTAAATCTGCAAATGGTACGGTTACTTTATGTAATTTTACAGCAGTTTCAGCAGACGCTGCTAGTTTATTGACTTCTGTACAAAGAATTGCATCAGAGATAAATTTAGGCACTCCTATACATGGTTTTTCTGCCGTTGCAGCAGTTGCTACTGTTACAATTACAGCTCCAAAAAATCAAGGTATATTTTTAAATAGTGGCACTCCTTATGTTAAAACTGTAACTGGTGCTTATGCTAGTACATTAACACAAAATGTAGTTGCTGGTGTTGCTTCTGAAATAGATATTATGCATTATCATGTATCAGAATTTTTTAGAATACAACCAAAAGGAAAATTATTTATTGACATTGAAGCTACAGCAGACGCTACGACATTTTCTAAAGTTACAAGTTTACAAAATTTTGCACAAGGTGAAATTAAGCAATTAGGTATTTATCAAAAAACTACTGCATTTGCTACAAGCCAAACTACTACTTTACAAGCTGTTTTAGATACTTTAGAAACTAATCACAAACCTATTAGTGCAGTATTATATCAGGCAGAGTTTAGTTCAGTAAGTGATTTATCAACTTTATCAAACTTAAAACTTTTATCTAATAAAAATGTAACTGTTTGTTTTGGTCAAGATGGAGACAATGAAGGTTTCTATTTATGGAAAGCTACTAATAAAAGTATTGGAAATGTTGGGACTGCATTAGGTGCAGTTGCATTAGCAAAAGTAAACGAAAGTATCGCCTGGGTCAGCAAATTTAATATCGCAGCTTCAGAATATGATGTTTTAGCATTTGCTAATGGTTCTTTATATACAAGTATTTCAGATGGTTCAATTAATAATACTGAAAACTTTGGTTATTTATTTTGCAAAAATATATTGGATTAACAGGTTCATATTTTACAAAACCAAATACTAGTATAGCTTTAACTAGCGACTACACTTATATCTATAACAATAGAGTAATTGACAAAGCTATTAGAGGTCTAAGAGCTGCATTATTACCAAGTTTAGCAAGTCCATTGTTAGTAAATGAGGATGGAACTTTACCTGAAGATACTGTAGGTTTTTTCAATTCACTTTGCGATAGAGCTTTAGAAGTAATGCAAAGAGACTTTGAGTTGTCTGCATTTTTAGTAACAATAGACCCTTCACAAGATGTATTAACCGATAATGAACTAACAATAGCAGTTAAATTAGTGCCTGTAGGGGTTGCTGATACAATAACTGTAAACATTGGTTTTGCATTATCAATTTAAAAATTATATAAAATGGCATATCCAATAGTACCGTTAATTAACGGAAAATCGTATGAATGGGCTGATATTGTTGTAAACGTTTTAGGTTTACCAATTATTGGTATTACAAATATTGAATACGAAGAAAAACAAGCAATGGAGAACATTTACGGAGCTGGTCGTTTACCTGTATCTCGTGGATATGGTAAAATAGAACCAACTGCAAAGATGACATTATTAATGGAGGAATTAGAGAATATTCAAAGCGTTGCACCATTAGGACGCATCCAAGATATTCCTGAATTTGATATTATAGTAATGTATTTAGATAGTGCTTTGGTAACTCGTAAACACGTTTTAAAAAACGTACGCTTTATGAATAATAAACGTTCTGCATCAAATGGAGATACTTCAATTCCTGTTGAATTAGAGTTAATTATATCGCATATTCAATATTTATAATTTAATTTTGTATATTTGCATAACTTAAAGCAAATATTATGAAAACAGAAATTGAATTAAAATTAGAACTCGAAAAATTAAAAGCTCAACACAAAGTAGTTAGAACATTAGAAGTGTATTTAGATACAGATTCAGATGAAATAGCTACTTTGTTTTTAAGAAAGCCAGACAAAACAACACGTTCTTTAGTATCAAAATTAGTTAACGATAATAAGTTTGATAAAGCAGTTATAGCTTGTTTAAACAATCTTTATTTAGGTGGAGATGAATTAAAGTTAGTAACTGAAAATGATGACGCTATTGAAAGTGCTGGATTAGGAGTTGTAGAATTATTAAAAGTTCAACAAGCAGTTTTAAAAAAAATTAGAGTTTTATAAAAAGAAATTAGAAGCGGATGAGATAGCAAAAAATAATGCACTTATCCGCTTTTATTATAAGATAGAACCTGAAAAACTAACTGATAATAAATGGGCTATGTTAGTTAGTGAATTGCACTACTGTTTAGAATTTAACGGAACTAGAACAAAAAAGAAGATGCCGAATAACGATTTATCATATACATTAAGATTAAAAGATTTATTTAGTAAGTCTTTACAAGGAGCAGCTAATAAAGTTAAAGGATTAGATGGTGCTATGAGTAATCTAAAAAGTAAAATTGGAGGTGTTGGAACTGCTATCGTTGGAGCTTTTGCTGTAGGTGCTGTTGTTTCATTTGGTAAAGCTGTTTTTGATGCTTTGGATAATGCTCAAAAGTTTAGAGCTAGTATAAAAACAATGCTTCAAGGTAATACAAGTGCAGCTAAAGCATTAGAACAACAATTAATTAATTTAGCTAAAACAACTCCATTTAAATTAACGGACGTACAGGACGCTAGTAAACAGTTATTGGCGTATGGATTTAAAGCAGGTGAATTAGTAGACACCATGAAGCGTTTAGGAGATGTTTCCTCTGGTATTGGTGCACCATTAGGAGATATCGCCTATTTATATGGAACATTAAAAACTTCAGGACGTGTTACTTTAATGGATTTACGACAATTTGCAGGTCGTGGTATTCCTATTTATGAAACATTAGCAAAAAGATTAAAAGTAACTACTAACGAAATCAATAGTATGGTTTCTGCTGGTAAAATTGGGTTTAAAGATATTGAAGGAGCATTTAAAGATATGACAAGTTCAGGTGGTCAATTCTTTAACTTAATGGCAGACCAATCAAAAACGGTAGGAGGTCAATTAAGTAATTTACAAGATTCATGGGAACAATTAAAAGTTAAAATAGGAGAAAGTCAAACGGGTATGATTTCAAGTACTTTAAATTGGGCTAGTTCATTAGTTAATTCAATTAATGATGGAATTGACGCTATGAACGCTTTAGATAGAGCATTTAAGGGAACGGAAAGTTCACAATATAGTTTCTTTGAAAAATACATTACAGGAACATTAGGTAAAATGGCGGGATTAGTTGGAATGAAACCAACAAGCGGAGGCTATGCTGAGATGCAACAATATGCTGGTAGTATGAAAAGAATTTAGGCGATACGTCAAAAGATAAACTTTCCGCTGCTACAAATAATGCTACAATTTCAAATATTATAAGAAATATATTTGCCGATAGTACTATGAGTGCTATTGAAAAAATAGACGTGTAGCAATATTACAAGATATTAGAAAATCTAATTTAGATGCCATGGGATTATTTAAGATGAAAGAAAACAAAGGAATTGTAACTGATGAAAACGGCAATGTAATAGATAAAGGTTCAAAATCTACTAAGTTAGGAACAGGGACAGAAGTAACAGGAAACAGACCGCAAAGTTTAACAATAAATATAACTAAATTAGTTGAGGAATTAAATGTTCAAACTACTAATTTAACAGAAGGAGCTTCTAAAGTAAAAGAAATGGTTGCAAAAGCATTATTAGAAGCCGTAAATGATATTAATCAAACAGCTATGGCATAATGGAAACTAAACAATTTATAAAGCCGTTTATTAATGAAAATAACATTAAAAACCAAGCTAAATTAATATTAAAAGGAACTGGATTAGCTTTATTAAAACCTAAATTTTATAGAGTTAATGAAGATGAAATTTCAAAGGAACAAGCTAATTTAGATATAAATATAGTTTCAAGTGAACTTGCTAAATCAAAATTTGGTTTACCAATGTTTGATACATTTTCTTTTAACTGTACAGATGCAAATAGAATAACTTACACGGCTAGTAAAGAATTTGGAGGCGGTCAAGTTATATTAGCAAGTCCATTTACTTTTGAAACTGCTTTAATAGAGGTTAATCAAAGTAAAAACATTGTAAAAACAGCGATAGCAGGAACTGACGGAACAGTAAAAGAGTTTATGAGTGAGGGAGATTTTATGATAAATTTAAAAGGTGTTATAGTTGGAGATATAGCAAACAATAGACCAGACATAAATGTTTTAAATAGTTTAATAGCATATTTAAAAGCTCCTTTATCTTTACCTATTTATTCATCATTTTTAAATGAATTTAATATTAATAGTGTGGTAATAGAAAATTATAAATACGCTCAAAGAGAAGGAACTAGAAATATTATAGATATTGAAATTCAAATGTCAAGTGATAGCGTTATAGAATTAAGTTCCGTAAATACTAAAAAAGATTATTTTACTCAAAGAAGTATGTTTTAATGTTACAAGCACAATGCGAAATATCCATTACTAATTCTAAAGGTAAACAAATTACTTTTAATTTTTGTCATTCTATTGAAATAGATTCAAGTTATGAGAATTTAACAGATACTTGTAAAATTGTTATTCCTAGAAAATTAACATTTGAAGGATTATATTTATTTAGTGGCGATAATCCAATATATAAACGTGGTGATAATATAACTGTTAAAATTGGTTATGTACCGAATTTAGAAACTGTATTTACAGGATATATAAGTAAAGTAGGTAGTAATGTTCCTACAATTTTGGAATGTGAAGATGAAATGTTTAAACTTAAACAATATACAGTTAATTATCCATCATTAGGTAATGGAACTACTAAAAGCACTTTAAAAAACTTATTAGATTCAATTTTAAATGGTTTAGATTATGAGGTAATAGATGATATTGATTTAGGAACTTTTAGAGCATCTAAAGCAACTCCTGCTCAAATATTAGATAAATTAAAATCAGAATATGGTTTATTTTCTTATTTTAAAAATGGTAAACTTCATGTTGGTTTTGCAAATGATGCTTCAGTAACTAAAGAAGCTGAATTTAAAATGGAAGAGGTTATAATTAATAGTGATACTTTAGAATGGCAATTAGCAGATGAAATAAGAATTAAATGTGTAGCTATTTCAATGAATCCTGACAATACTAAAACTGAAATAGAATTTGGAGATCCTGATGGAAATCAAATAACAATTCATAAATACAATATGAATGAAAAAAGTTTAAAATTTGCAGCTCAACAATGGATAGATGAAAATAAATATACAGGTTTTAAGGAGAAGTTGAAACATTTGGAGAGCCTATTTTAAATCATGGAGATAGATGTAAATTAACAAGTATTAAATTGCCAGAACGAGATGGCACTTATTTAGTTAAAAGAGTTAAAAGAGTATGGGCAGTTGACAAAGGAAATCATCAAATATTTACTTTAGGCATAAAAGTAGCATAATGAATAATGATATAATAAGAGCAATAAGAGATTTATCAAAATCAAATAACAATAGTTATTCTATTGTATGTACTGTTAAGTCTGTTGATTTAACAAAAAACACTTGTTATTGTTCTCCTATTAATGGAGATGCTGATTTGGTTGGTGTTCGTTTAATCGCTGATAATCAAACAGGATTTTTATTAATTCCAGAAGTTGATAGTATAGTTGTAGTATCTTTTTTATCTGATAGTTCTGCTTTTGTTTCAATGGTTTCAAAAGTTAGTGAAATTCAATTAAACGGTTCAAGTTTTGGGGGGTTGGTAAAAATTACAGAATTAACAACTAAATTAAATGCTTTGGTAAATGCTATTAACATACAATTACCATTAATCGCTTCAGGTATTTCTGCAGGAGGTGGTTCTTATTCGCCTACTTTATTAAATACTTTTTACAAACGGATTACGAAAATTTAACAGTTAAACAAGGAAATGGAAGTTAAAGATATAATACTTGAAGATTACGATTTAGTAATTGAAAATGGAGACTTTAAAGTATCTTCATCAGATAATCAACATATTGAATTGATATGTATAACTGATTTAGGTCATTGGAAAGAATATCCGCTTGTGGGAGTTGGAATACAAAAATATATCGCCTCTAGTGGTCAAACAGAGTCATTAAAAAGAACTATAAATGTTCAATTAAGTGCTGACGGATATAATGTTTCACAAGTAGAAGTTATAGGTTCAAATGAAGATTTTCAATATTATATAGATGCAACAAGAGATTAAAGTATTAAATGGTCAAACTATTTTTGATATATGCTTAATAGCATATAAAGATGCTACAAAAGTATATCAATTAATTAGTGAAAATCCAATAATAACAGATATTGAAATGGATTTAACAGGGCTAACACTTGTTTATACACCTCCTATTTACTTTGTATATGAAGCAAAGCAAAATAATTTAAAGTTAAATAATTTAGTAACAATTAAAAAAGAGCAAAGTATTTTCGACTTATCTTTGCAATATTATGGAAGTTTAGAAAATATATATTCTTTAATTCAAGAAAATGATTTTATTGAAAATATAAATTCAAACAATCTTAACGGTAATGTTTTAAAAATAAATGGAGATAAAAATTATATTAATCAATATTTTAAAAAATTTAATATAAATATTGGAACTGATATAATGTTAGAAACAATAGAACCTACATTTAGTTATTTACTTCAAGAAAATGGAAACTATTTACTTCAGGAAAACGGATTTAAAATAATATTATAATGGCAGACAAAAAATATCACAATTAACAAGCGGTTCAACAATAACAGGAACTGAAGAATTACCAATAGTGCAAAGTAGTTCAACTGTAAAAACTACAATTAATGCTATTAAAACTTTTTTGAATCTGTATTCGTAAAAAAGGAACATTAACAACTAACTACATTCCTAAAGCTACTTCAAGCGATACCATTGGAGATAGTAATATTATAGATGATGGTAGTAATATATTAATGGCTGCTCCTTCAAGTGGTAGTGTTGAAATGAATACTACTTCTAATAATAATATTATGAATATAGGAGTAAATGCATTATCCTCTTATTTAACTTTTGAAGATTTAACTGTGACTGGAGGTATTTCAGTTAATAACTTGGAAACATATATATATCATACAACTCAAATAAATCTAAACTCAATAGTAAACCTACCTCAATTAACAGCATCACAAATAGTAGAAACAGATGCTAACAAAAATCTATTATCAGTAGCTAAAGGAACGGCTTACAATAAGAATTTTGGTACTGGTACTACTAATATTCCAGAAATAGGTAGTACTTTAGGAAATAGCCAAACTGTAGAAACTGATTCAAATGGTAAGTTAATAACTGCAACAATTAAAAAATCATACTCAGTAGTATCTCAATATTTCAGTAATGATTTTACAACATTAGCTAATTTAAGTGCTTTCTCTATTACAAATCCTAACAGTACATGGGCTATATCAGGAGGTTTTTGAGAATGACTCGACCTGATGCTGCTGCTGGTTTTAGTGATTTTGCTAATTACAATACATTTGGTTCTATAAACTCTAAATATTGGACTACTTCTTTAGACTTCTATATTAAACGATTAGATGCTACTTCAAGTGGCATTGGATTTGGATTTGTAGCTGATTGTGCAAACAATACTACGGACGTTGTTAGATGCGATTTAAACTGTACAAGTGGAGCTAGTAAAGGAACATTAACATTGAGAATAAACGGTGTTAGTACTGTTGCTACTACTAAATTAACTTTCAGTTTAAATGATAAATTAAAATTAACAATTACACGCAACAAGAATAAATTTACCGTAACTGCTCAAAACATGAGTACATTAATGACTACATCTCCAGTTGCAGAATACACAACAATTACAAGTCGTTTAGCTAGTACTGGATGGAGTCCAACACAATTAAAACCGCAAATTTACAACTTAGGTGGAACATATGATGTTATACGTCAAACAATGGGTAGTAAGAATTGGTTAAGACCTGATATTATTTTCATTGGTGATTCTATTACACATGGAATGTTTACCGATAGAGATTCATTAGCATATCCTGAATTGATAGGAGAAATAACTGGACGTAAAACTTTAAACTTTGGTAGTTCTTCAACAGTAACAGCAGACTGGACTAGAGCTACTACAGAATTAACTACACACGCTCCAAGATATGTTTATATAATGTTAGGCAGAAATGACCTAGCTACATCTGTTACGCAATCTACTATATTAGCTAATTACACTACAATTATAAATGCTTTAGTGGCTGCAAATATAGATTATAGAATAATTAGTGTTTTACCTAGTAATGGTATTTCTGGAATTACAAGCTTAAATACTGCTTTGTCAAGTGCTTATGGTTCAAAGTTTTTAGATATTTATAGTTATTTTAATAATGGTGTAGTTATAAAAGACGAGTATGATTCAGATGGTACTCACTTATGGGAAGCTGGTCATCAAGAAGTAGCTAAAAGAATTATTGATTTAGAAACAACATTACAAAAAAGTATAAACTAATCACAATAAATGGAACACAATATATCAACGCCTTCTATGTTTATAAACAGCCTTTGTACTGGGGCATTAATCTTATTCGGTAAATTAATTGAAACTAACAATAACATACATTTGCCTCCTATCATAATTGAATCTTTACAAGTATGCTCGTATTTAGGGGCTATTACAGTAAGTTGTTTTACTATTTACAATTATATTAAGAAGAAGTCAAAGAAATGACAACTAGACGTTTTGAATATTTATTTATAGAATTAAAAGATAAACAAATGGCAAGTAGAGATAAAAAGACTTAAGACAAGAATTAGTAGATGCTTATAATAAAGCAGCGGATAAGTATAAAAATTTATACCCAAATGAACCGCAACCGTTTATTACTTGTACTTATAGAAGTAATGAAGAACAAAACAAACTATATACACAAGTACCTAAAGTAACAAATGCTAAAGCTGGACAAAGCCCACATAATTATAATCCTAGTTTTGCTTTTGATATTGCTTTTATAACAGTAGATAATAAAGTAAGTTGGAATGGTAAATACTTTAAAATGTTTGCTGATTTGATTAAATATGAAAGCACTTTAGTAAGCTGGGGTGGTGATTGGATTTCGTTTAAAGATGCGCCACACTTTGAATTAAAAAATTGGAAAACAATGATTAAGAAATAATGAAAGAATTTATCAATAAAATAATTAGCTCTTTAGATAACCATTCTAAAGGATTTTCAGCTCGTAAATTATCTGCTTTAGTAATAATTATATGTGTAATAGCTGCACACGTTAAATGGCTTTCTTTGGGCGATTTAACTATGTTAGGTGAAATACTTATGATTGATTACGGATTTATTAGCGTATGTTTGGGACTTACAACATTTGAATCAATAAAGAAAAAAGATGAACCAAAACAAGACAATAACGCTGTATAAAATACTATTATTTTTACTAGGGATATTATTTATAGCATCGCTATTTGCGAAATGCGAAAGTTCGGAAATACCGAACAACTCAAGTGTAATTGCAGATACAATAAGAGTTTATACAGTAAAAGCTGATAGTATAGAAATTATTAGGACTAAACTAGTAACTAAATGGCGTAATACTAGAGATACTATAAACATACACGATACTATACAAGTTGTAAAGGCTTTAAACTTATGCGATACTATTATTGTAACTGATAGCTTAGAAATATCTTTTCTTAAGACTATAAATAGAAATTACGTTAAAGTAATACAAAGTGATAGTATTGTAATTGATAGCCTTACAAAGTCTAAAAAGAAGTTTTGGCGTGGTTTTAAATATGGTTATGTTGCTGGTGTTGGAAGTACTGCAATTGGAGTAGGGGCTTTATTGATTAGATAGGTTATTTTCTAAGTTCTTTTAATTCCTTATAAATTTCTAAGATACTGACACGCTCATCTTTATCATCATAATTTATATATTCACCACCACGTAATAAAAATGAAAACCATCTTTGAATAACAAAGATATTGTGTGTTATTATTAATAAGCATAATATAAAAGGAGCTGACAAAAATCGTTTAATTAATGTCATTTTTGATGTGTATTGTAGTTTCATTTCCTATGTAATAAATAATTAATTGTTTCTAAATAAATAACAAATCCAATTGTACATCTAATCGTTATTTGTGATAGTTTATAAAATATGTTTAGTGTCATTTAATTCCTCTTTAACTTGTTTATAAAATTCTACATTAACACCATCCTCAATCATTCTATTACATAGACTTATACAAGCATTAATGTCATTGTTAAATATGCTTTTTAAGTAGTTTACTTTAGTCTGTATCATGGTTTAGGTAGTTTATAATGTTTTTAATTCTATAGTTTAACTGCTCAATCTTAGCTCTATTAACATCTAATTGAGTGCTTAAATCAATATCTTTGGCAATAGCAGAAGTTAATTCTGCTTCGTATTGTTTTAGTAGTTCTTGTGATTCGTTCATTATCTATTTATTTTGCGTTAATTTGTTAAATCTATATTCTTTTAATAATTTTTTGTTTTCTCTATCTTTACGCTTTATATCCTGATAAATGCTATCATTTTTTAAATATTCATCATCTGGAATAACTTCAGTAGATATTATTTTACGTCCAAAAAAGCACCATCCACAATCATTGATTGATAGTCTGATTCTGATATTAATATGTTTACTAAATTTGCCATTATTTCTTATTTTTTCTATTGCTAAATTAATTGCTTTCATATACTGCTCTGATATAATATATTTATCTAATGCTTTTTTAACAGTTTCAGCATTACCATCATTAATAGTATTAATCATTGCTTCAAATTGTAGCGCTGTTAATTGTGGTTTAGTTTCTGTTTTAACTCTACTTTGTGTATTTTGATTATCTGCATCTGATTCAGTTTCATCAATTAATAATAAACCATTTAAAGCATATTTGCGAGCGTAACTAGAAGCTGTTCCAGTTGTTTGTTCAGCACTCATTCCTTTATGTTCTGATGTTTCGGCATATCCTTGCGATTCATAAAACATTGGTAATCCATCAATTTTGGTAGATTTAAAATATAAACTTGCAGTAGCTTGTAAAAATATTTTACCACCTATTTCTACAATTCTATCAGTCAATAATAAACTCGCTTCGTATTTTAAAAGAATAGGTTTAACAGCCTCTAAAATATCTTCTGCACTTCTATATTTATACTTACCAAATGAGTTAAAATTTCCCTTTGGCACTTTTAATTCGTTTTGTATTTTTACTAAATTTTCCATAATATTAATCTTCGTTAAATTCGTTTTTATTAATTACTTCTATTGCGTCTAGTACTTCTTTGGCTAGTTTTCTGTGGCTATCAGTTAAGTATAAACTAAAATAGTTATCTTCTGTATTCCATGTATTTTCTCCTATTCTTGGGTCTAATGATTTATGATACTCAACACCAGTAAACCAAACATATTTAACATGAAATTTAAAACCATCATTTGATACTATAAATTCTACTTGTTTACGTTCATCAATATAATCATTTAATTGATAAAATTCTACACATCCAAGTATAAATTTGTGCAGGTCAGAGTTTGTGAATTTTGCTAATGTGTTTTCATTGTTAAAATAAAAAACCCTATGCCGTTGGTAGTGGAGTACCTCAGGCAATAGGGTCTAATTTTGTAGTTATTAAATGTCGCTCCACCGACTAACTGAATGTAAAATTATATAATTTATTTTATATCTGCAAAATTATTTTGTTAAAATTGTGCGCTATCAGGTTTAACATACGGTTTACTTTCTTTAACCCAGTGAGTTGCTTTACTTTTAGCATCTGGTTCTTTACGTTTACCTACATATACTTTAATGTTTCCATAAGCATCAGGAGTTAATTGTTTTAACTTTTCTAAGTTTAATGATACGTTTACACCGTATTGGTTTTCCCATCCAGTCCCTACATAATTGTCTTGTTGATTTTCCATTGTTTATTTATTTTAATTGTTATTTTTATA